CGACGACGCTCAATCTTCTTTGACGAGTTCGCCTTCTGGGAGACCGACGCCCAAGCCTGGAGAGCTTCAGCCGACTCCACCAATTGTCGAATTGTCGTATCTACTCCGTGCGGGTTCAATAATCAGTTCGCAAAGCTTCGCCACAGCGGTTCTATCCCTGTAAGAACTCTCCACTGGAAACTCCACCCTGAAAAAGACCAAGCCTGGTACGACAACGAATGTAAGAGAAGAAATAATGACCCCGTTGAAATCGCTCAAGAGCTTGACATAAATTATGAAGGAAGCGTTGAGGGCGTTATGTTCGACTTCAACGAAATGAAGAAAGCCTGCCATAACTCCCCCATGATGTCCCCGGACAGGATAGTCGTCAGCCTTGACCCTGCGGGAGAAGGGGAAGATGAGGCCGTATTCTACGTAGGAAACAACGGAAATGTTGTGGAGCGCAAGTTCATCGCAAAGAGCACGGACACCCAATTAGCTACAGAAGCAATGCTTCTTATCAACAAATATAAAGCCCAAGTATTCATCTCGGACTCCATAGGAAACTCCGTTGCCGACTTAGTGGCACAACTTCTTGGGAAGAATGAGAGGGGCGTTAAGAGTATCAAGTTCAAAAGCAGTGAGAAATCAACAGACCCCACTTATTTCAATCGCCGTGACCAAGTATATCACCAAGCCAGTATTCAGATGAAAAGCGGGAATGTTCAAATAGACGATGATTACACTCTTATGAAACAGCTCAACGCCACTAAGTATTCAAAGGACAATGGGCGAATATACATCAACTCTAAGGAAGATATAAAGGAGATGATAGGAACATCTCCCGATAGGGCGGACTCTTGGGTTCTCATGGTCGAGGGAATGAGGTTCACTCACTCAGCCCTTGAGATAAAACAACATGAGAACTTCCGTCAAGTAGTCCATCACAACGAGGTTAGAAGCGGTCAGGAATATGGAGATTGGGGGGATTTTTTAGAATGAACAGAAGAAGAATGGACATCATAGGAGACAACATGAAAGACCCGTTCTTTGACTCCTATCAACAAGAAGCTGATACGTGCTGTGATATAATTAGTTTGATAGGCAATACGCCTACAGAGTTTGTAAATGTGGTTATTAGCAAGAAGTTTCTACAGAGCTTGGTGCATAGCCATCTTAATCACATTAGGGACTTAGAGAGAGAACTCAACCCAAGGGTTTATAGTAATGCAAGTAACGGAAAGTTTTAATGCCGACTGATATCCAGCCACAAGAAAAGACAGAACGTATAAGCCCCATAGATTCCCCCAGACACCTTTTCATCAAGAAACTTGCCCAGAAAGTTCGTCAAGATGATGACGATAGACAAGTGTGGAAAGACAAGCAGGTTGTCGCCTACAACGCACGTCTTGGATTAAAACGCCGCACTAACCGTCCCTACCCTGGGGCCTCAGAAGTTCCAATCCCCATCACGGATAAGTTCATCACTAAGCTCAAGTCCATGTTCGTAAGCGTAGCAACCCTCATGAAGAAGCAAGTTGTGGTGACCGTGGATGACGGGGAAGCCATCACCCCGGAGACCAAAGCATCCGCCGAGAGAATAGAGCGTGCTATCAACAACCTCATCAAGAAACGTGACTTTGGCTGGTCAAAGAAAGTAACCCTCTTCGTCGATTACTTCCTAGAGAACGGTCACGCGGTATTCAAGATAATCGAGAAGTTCTTCTCTCGTACAATCAACCGCTCGATAAACGTCGAGGACAACTATTCCAAGGAAGATATCAAGATACTTAAGTCCATGAAGAAGGACGAGCTTCGTCTTATTCTCGCCCAACGTGAGGAAATGGACCTAAATGACAAGGACGACCTGAGGCAGATAGACAAAGCCATTGAGCAATTCAAGTCAGGCAAGAAGATTCTCACCTTCGTTAAGAAAGAAATCTACTCAGAGCCTACTGTTATTCCAGAGCGTGGTCTGCGCATCATCGTCCCGTCCTCTGGAACAGAGACTCAACGCCTCCCACGTATCTGCCACGACATGTGGATGACGTATCAAGAGCTTAGGATAAGAGCCGAGCAGGGCATCTATGATAAGAGTACCGTTGATGATCTGAATCCCGATGGCGGTACAAGCGACGATACCCTAACCAACACATCCTGGGCCATAAGCGAGGGTCTCTCAACACTCGATACCAAGAGCGAACTATTCAACGTCAGGGAATGTCAGACATGGTATGAGAATGAGAAGTGGGTGTTTACCTGGATAGAGCAAGCGGGCGAGAATAGCGATAAAGATGGCAATAGCCCGAAGGATATCAAGGTTCTTCAGGAACTACCTCTGCCCTACGACCATGGAATGTGGACATACGTTAAGCATGATTATGAGCTTAAGAACACCCGTTGGTACTCATCAAGAGGAGTTCCTGAGAAGATCAGAGGCCTCCACCAAACCATTGAGAAGATGTACAACGCCAGGCTCATACGAGACGAGCTGAACAACGCCCCCATGTGGCGTGTCTCAAAACAACTTGGAATGGCAGGGGACGAGATTCGTATGCGTCCAGGGCAGGTCATCCAGGGCGAGCCAGGTGAAATAGAAATGCTAAATAAGGGGATAACAACCGATGTCTCATCAGAACGCCTCGAACAGCAAGCAAAAGCCTACGCCGAAGAATACCTTTCTATCACGGATTTCAGCCAGCGCAACGCAGTTAATCAAGGCTCTGCGAGAACTGCTACAGAAATCCAGGCGATAAATCAAAGCAGTACCCGTCAAGTCAACATGGACATTGCGCTATTCTTGGACACTCTCTCCGAGGTAGCCAACCACATCTATCTTATCTGCAAACAAGCCGTTTCTCGTCCTACCAAGATTGGTGGCGTTCTTCTTACTCCTGATGACTTTCTCGTTAAAGTCATCGTAAGCTGGTCCGGCTCTCTGGACGCCACCGACTCCCAAATGCAGATGGGCAAGGCCATTCAACGCATGGGAATAGTCATGCAGTACGGCCAGCCAGTTGGCGTAGTCACACCCACAAACATCTACAACATGCTCCAAGACTTCATAGATAAAGACCCCGATGTGGACATAACAAGCAAGTTTATTACAACTCCAGAAGATGTCCAGTTATCCGAGCTTGAGGAACAGCAAAGTGAGATAGTCCGTATGCTTAACGGCTTTGATGTGCCTGTAAGCCCAGACGATAACGATGCCGTCCACCTCCAGGTCATCGAGGAATGGGCAGGCTCCCCTCAAGGAGCGGAGGCCATGAAGAACCCAGGCTTCGCCAATCTCATGAACAAACACGCGTCCATCCACATACAAGCGGAGCAGATGAAAAATGGTATCAAAGCCCAAAAAGGCCAAGGTGCGCAAGGTTCGCTCGGAGACCCAAGAGCCGCAAGAGCCGCCCAAGCAAGATAAGGTTAAGCCCGACTCAGCTAAACCATCCTCAGAAGAAGCGTTGATTGTCTACAATGGGGAGCTTGTGGAGTCACTCTATGCCACCCCCGTCTACAAAGAAATCATCTCATTCTTAATTCAAGAGGGAATCGAGTCGGTCTCAGGCAAGACCTCAAATGGGCGGTATTACTACGGTGCGGATATTAAGGATAAGGATGACTTGCAGTTCTTAAGAGGCTACAAGAAAGCCCTAATGGACTTCAACAATTATCTCAATGACTTCGTTGTGGCAAAGAACAACCTTGAAAAGGACAGAAAGACGGAGGAGTTAGAGAGGAAAGCTCCCATGTACAACCCTTTCCTGGAGGAAGAATAGATGACGAGTAAAATTAAGACAGACAAGATTGTTGAGGCTATGAAGGCGGCGGCCAAAATAGCCAAAGCCAAGCCTGTGAACAAAGTGTTTAATCCCGTGATTAAGCCTAGCCATCGTGAGAGAGACATGAGACAGGAAGCCATAGACATGGGTTCTCACGGAGCCAAGGAGTATTTTAGCGAGCCTGGGGTAAGCGACAAATGAAGGAGTCCTCCAGGCAAAACTTCGAGTGGCACAGAGAGAGGCTATTGAGAGAGAAGAAGAGTCCCAATGTCTATAGCTTGAACAGAGCCACTTACAATATAAACGCAATAGAGAAGAAGCATGGGGAGAGAGCGGCCTCTGAGGTTACCAAAGAGTTCAACAGCAGGTCTCACAACAAGAATAGAAAGTATTTTACTTGATCCCCAAGAAGCTCCTAAATGAAATCCAGTTATGGATGGACGAGGGGCGTTATGGCCGTATCCAAATCAACTTCTCCGGCGGTAAGATAATCAATTACAACATCACCCAGTCCCTCAAAGTAGACCTCATATTCAGCAACAGTCCGGACACAAAAGTTACCGTTATCCCTCAATCCGAGGAAAAAGATTTGTAGCTAGTGATATACTTAAATTAACAGACCCCTAAGTCTAAGTAAACTAGAGTACATGGTTTCTAGGATTCCTAAAATCCTTGGGAGAACAAATGACAGAAAAGGTTTCTGAGACGCCCGAAAAGAAAGTCTCTGCCGATGAATCGCTCATTGATAATCCTCGTGCAGCAGTAGAGAACGCGATTATTACCAAAAACGAAACGCCGGATGCGCAGGAAGATGTGGAGGATGTTCCTCCCGCAAAGGTCCAGGAGAAAGCTGAGGAAGCTCCGCAACTCTCAGAGGTTGACCGCATCAAACAGGCCGTCCAAAAGCGTATCGACAAGGTAGTAGCCAAGCAGAAGAGCGCGGAAGAACAGCTAGCGGAAGCCAATGCTGAGATAGCTAGATTACGTTCTAACCCTGTTCCTTCTGAGAAGCCGACTCCAAAGGATAACACCCCGCCCACAGTCGAGCAGGTTGAAGCATATATCCTAAAGATGAGAGAAGAGGGTAACGCTAAAGAAGAAATAGCGGCTACTCGTTACCTCATCAAGCTTGAAAAGGAAGCGGCTATCAAGGAAGTTCAGGAAGAGCAGTCTAGAATCAAGCAAGAAGGCGAAGCTAGGCTACAGCGTGAGAACGCCGCACTCTTAGACCTCGCAAAGGACTATATCGTTTATGATGACAAGGGGCAGGTTGACATGAAACATGACCTGACTCTCGCCAATCAGAAAGGTAAGCTCTTTGAGGTCACCATGGCTCTGTACAACGACCCAGAATTGCATAAGCTCTATTACAATGACCCAGACAGGGCATCCGCCCTTCGACGGGCAACTGCCGACGCTTATCGTGAAATTCATCAACAAGGTATTATAAAGACTCCCAAGGAGACTGGAATAGAAACTGTGCGTAATCAAAGAATGTCCCTGGCAGAACCAGACGCCACCGACACCGACGAGACCCCACAGCAATCAACCTCCGGCAATCTCCTCTCTGACGCCGACAAGGTGAGAGAAGAAATAAAAAATAGGAATAAACTGCGTAACTCTCGCAGACCTTCCTAATAACCAATTGGAGTAACAATGGGACAACAGATATTCGCAACTAACTCGCTCGGCGGGTTCCTATCCAACAACCAACTGTCGATGGAAGTACGGCACAGGTCACAAACCTTGCAACGCTTCAGACAGTTCACTATGCCCGAAATGGCAGCTGGCGCAAACC